CGTGGATGGAGCAGTACGCGGGGCGCAAGCGCGCGCGCCTCGTCAAGGCCGCCGCCGAGCACACGCTCTGGGACCCCGAGGACGCCATCGACGGCACCGAGGACATCGACTGCGTGCTCATGCTCAAGGTGGAGACCAAGAACATGTACGGCGACGGGTGGAGCGACTTCCACGAGCTGAAGCCCAAGCACGTGCCGCGGCTGATCCAGTACACCGAGGGCAAGATCAACATCGCCGTCGGCCGGTACTGGAAGGCCGTCGCCGAGCGGGCCAAGCGCATGTACGTGCCCGGGTCGCGCGCCTTCTACGCCGCCGGCGCGGCGCCCGACCGCATGTCGGCGCACCTGGCGGTTCGCGCCGGGTGCGACGGCATCATGGTGTCGGGCGACGACGTCACGCTGCAGCTGAGCGAGGACTCGGAGATGGCCGTGGAGCTCGACATCAAGCGGTACGACTCCAAGCAGCGCGAGGAGCTCATGCTGCGCACGCACCGCGAGTTCGAGCGAGTCTTCGGACTGCCCCGCTGGGTCACTGACTTCGAGGTGGCCGTTCGCGAGGGCAAGTCGGTCACGGCGCCGCGCAACCGCGTGTTCGCCATGGTCGACGTACCCGGCACCGAGCGCTCTGGCGTGCAGAACACCACCATATCGAACGGGGTGCTCGCGCTGTGGATGTTCGACTGCGCCGTCGAGGCCACCGCCGGCATGGGCTACTCCTTCGAGGAGCGCGTGCAGGCCGTGCGCGACATCGTGCTCGGCTTCGGCTTCGAGACCACGTGCGAGATCACGGAGACGCGGTTCGTCAAGTTCGTGCAGATGCGGCCCGTGCCCGTCAAGCCGTATTCTGTGGAGCTCGACGACGGCCTCGTGGTGCTGGACAGCATCTTCGCGCCGACGTTCGAGCGCATCTGCTGGCGCGGCGGCTCCTCGTGCAACGTCGAGCCGGTGCACGGGCGCGCGTACCTATACGGCATCGCGCGCTCGCTCGAGCCGTTCGCGCACTTCGTGCCGCTGCTCGGCGAGATCATCGAGCTGTACAAGCGCACGCGCAGCATCGCGCGCGTGCGGTGCCGCCAGCGCGAGCTGCCCCCGAGCCTCGTGCCGCGCGTCCACCACGCCAAGCCGGCGCAGCCGAGCATCGCCGACGACGCCCGCGCCAACGCGTGGGCCGCGGACCTCTACGACGTTACTGTCGAGGAGGTGATCGCGCTCCGCGGAGAGATCCGCGACATCGACCGCCTTCCCTTCGACCTCATGACGTGCAAGAACGTCGGGGTCGTGGAGGCGGCACTCCTCGGCCGTTAGGCCGGGGCTACAGTGAGGGCAGCCGAAAGGTGAAAGGGGTTGACGACCCACACTGCCTAGTTAGTGCACGTGACAGCAGCCGAAAGGTGCCAGGGGTTCACGACCCACACAGCTGAGTGAGCGTCCGCTTCACCGACGGACAACATGAGAAGGTGCGCATCCAGTGCGTTAAACTGGCGGCGACGCTGGCCGTTCTTAGCGATTTGGCAGGTCCCCCAAACCTGTCGAATTATTGTTGGGGGCCGACCCAGGCTTAAGGGGAACCTGTCCAGGGGCTGCCGAACCCTGGACTGAATCTAGGCCGTCTTGCCGATACGTTAGAAGCACCCAGCACAGCCTGGGTAAACAACCTGTGGGGGGCGCGCGTGCCGGGCTTGCTCGCCCGTGGCCCGGCACAAAAACCCCCAACCGCGCGGACGCCGAACACGCCTCCGCCGGACCAGCAGCCGCCCGCCGACGCCGACGAGTTCCGTATCGACGTGTTGTGGCAGGCAGAC